TAGGAAGTGATAATATCCTGCTATGCCCTCCATCTTAATAGCCGTTTCGCTTAGAAGAAACGTACCAGTTTGATTCTCATTGCTACATTTAGCATATAGATAAAACTTCTTTGCAGGGTCAATGAGTGCTGGAGAATTGTATTCAACTAAATCCCAGTATTTATATTCATTTGCCTTGTGAGAAGAAGAAAGAGTATTAATACCGAGTGTCAAATGCTGGATGATTCCTGCTGGAGCATTCAGTATTCTTGTGCTGGCATTATAAGTAATATTGTGAGATACTTGTGCCGGATTTGTTTTTGAGTTCACAAACCGGAACTGCAAACTTTCATCACCTACAAGCAGTTGCATAGTTGAAACAGTTATCGGATTGACAGATCCAGAGAAATTCAACAATGCATCTTCCAGTATCGACATCGTTTCCTTTGCGTCCCGGAACCGTCTCTTGGTAAACTGCAAAGCATCTTTGTATTTACTATCGACCGTTACCTCGTTTGTCTCAATCTTATTCAGATCACTTGAAACAGATGTGCCTACCGGTTCGTTAGAAAGTTCAATTTCGGGAGAATACGGATTATTCACAAAACGTTTGATTCCGATCATCCGGATAAGGGAACCTTCTGGATGAAATTGTGTGTCGGAAAAGTCTACGTAACCGCCTAGTTTAATTTTACCACCAATCTGCAACCAGCGTTTTTTAGCCCAAATTCCATCGAGCGTACCGGTAAATGTGAACTTCTTATCTTCATGCTCGTACAGGTATTTGGCAGCTTCTTTGAATACTTCCCAGCTGGCACCGGTCTGCGTTGTATCGTTGCAGATATAAGCATTCGGTAACTGAATTCCGAACACTGCGTATGTATCACCAGCTTTAGGTCGCCAGACTTCCGGTTCAGGCATAGTAATGCCGTCGATTTCCTGCGGAACAATTTCAAAGCGACGTCCCGCTTTCTTATCCTTTTCCTCATGAATATACTTCACCTCGAACTCTTTCCCGGTGAGCATACCGGTTTGGAAGATAACAGTCATGTTTTCACCTGCTATGAGACAATCTTCAAAATTCAACTCTTTTGGGATATCTTCGTCTACAAAATCATAGAAATTATTCTCCTTATTGACTTCAAAAACGACACTGACGGTACCGACACGCGAGGGATAGATTTCAGTACAATCCAAGCTATCTTCCTTAGCGGTAGTAAGCTCTTTATCTACACGCATAACACAAGTTCCGTCTGCGTCTGTCTTATATGTACGGCCTTCGTAAACTAGAGTTTTAGACTTAGGAAGCAATAAATTCTTAGCTCCGTATGTTGAATAGTCAATATTGCGGTCCGTGGTCTCCACGAGGATTATTTCAGGAGGAATGTCGCCAGATTCCCGACCTACGCCAACTTTGAACCCATGGCCTTTCCCGTAAGACAACTTCAAAGGATTATCCTTGTTGTATTCAACTTTACGTAGATGAACTGTTTTTATCTGCTTTCCATCTACAGTTTCTTCAGTGATCTGCCATTCTGTCTCGTACAACTCTGCCAACTGATTGAGAGCGTCAAGGATATAGGTATGACTGTAATTGATTACTTTCTCTGTTCCTTCGATGCAATCACCGACTTTCCAACCGGTACCACGACGATTCAGATTTTCAACTAGTAAGCGGAGATGCTCATGTGCTTTTGCTGTATATGAGAATTTGATGCTATTATCAACAGTATGCCGTACTTTCCACATCGCTGCATCTGCTCTACCGGTTTCGAGAATCAACGTGTACTCGAAGTTACGTTCACCATTCTTCTTTAAATTTGAATCCTTTTTTAAGAAGTATCGTTTCCCGTAGAAATCACACCAAGAACCGACCGGAATTTCAAGATATCCGGGATAGGAAAAATACAAAGTAAGTGTATCTTCTCCCATGACAGCTTCATAAGAGTAACTTTCATCCTTTACTTCGATTTTTATTTCCTTATCGTCACTATATAAAATCATATTACCTTTAGAATTATATCCTAAAATATAAATGTCAAATAGAAATATATTAGAATAATAGGCATAAAAGTAAGGAACAGATAAACGAATCAACAATAATATGATACATTAGATACGACATTAGCAGCATTGTCGTGAAATAAAATATGATACATTGATTTTAAAGGAGGAACATTAGAGGAGGAGAGATACACTTGCTATATTAACCAAAGTTCTCTCGGGACAAATTGTGCGTTGAAAGATTTTTCCAATGTTTCAACAAAGAACTTTGCTCAAAATGGATATTACAAGCTACCGGATGGCTTGTTAATTCAGTGGGGAACTGGAGGAAGTGGGGTAAATCAAATAGTTTACTTTCCTACTAGTTTTTATAATACATCATATATTGTAGTCACTACTGCTATTTCTTCTGTCATGAACTCTATAGTAAAAATGATAAATGGAAAAAATGTATCTTATTTCAAGGTCTATTCGGTAGGTCCAACAATTGAAGCTGGGGAGATGTTCGGATGGATTGCAATTGGTAGATGGAAATAGAAATTTTATAACATCAATTTGATTATGAATAA